CTGATATCGACCAACGCGAACGCTTGGTGGTTAATTTTCGCGGTGTGAAGTTTTGTCACAGTATGATTCTGCAAAACGGAACGAACACTGCTGACGGACAACAAGTATATTTGAATCGTGTGATTGTCAGCGAGAAAGGATGTGACGCAGAGCCTGCGACCAATAAGTTTTTTCGAGGTAATGCGACTGATCGCGGAACGACGTTTTCAGCAACGGCTTTGAGCGCTTTAGACTTCCATTGTCTTCCGTTAAATACGGATAAGTGGAATGTGCATATGCATAAGAGAAGCAAGCTTGCACCGTACTCGAGTACAGAGGGCAAGAACGCAAGGACCTTTCAACATTACTTCAAGTTGAATCGGCAGATTAGGTACCTGGAGAACGATAGCATTCCAATTGGTAAACAGGTTTACTATATGTATTGGTTTGATTTCCAGGGGAAGAATGCTGGGGATCCTATTGTTACTTCAGCTATACAGCATGATTTGCACCTAAATAGGTATTTCCGGGACCCCAAGAACTAAGAGCTGCGCGGGCGCACCCCCGGCCCCGTCTGGCGGGGGGGCCTGGGGGAATATCATAATTGAGTTCGTTTCTGTGGGCAGGAGCGTGGTCGGTCGCCAATAATTGGTCGAAGAGCCGAGGGAGGGGATCGCCCAATTATGGGCTTAATTTAAATATTTATTACTTTATAACGGTCTGCTGTTAGAGCATTCATGTCTGGTGCTTCATTAGAGAAGACAACAACGTGGACATTGTTAGGTAGAACCTTCATTTGTGATTGATACTTATTACTAAAGATGAGGCGGTTTTTCAGTTGTTCGAAGATAGCGTACTGGGTAAACTGCATGTTTCCTCTAGGAATGTCGAAGACAAAGAGGTCGGCTGTAGTATCGATGGCGTAGGCCAGATCATCTCTTTTACCAACGGATAAGAATTGAGTGCCACCGCGGTGCGAAATCCAATGTCTGCACAGCCAAGATTTACCTTTATTACCCTCAGGGTCTACGACGAAGTTGATCTTTCGGTCGTCAGCGTCGAGTCCGACGATAGAGTCGAGGCGGTGTTGCCAGAGATGGATGAAGGGTCCATCCACAAGAGAGGATCGTTTTCCAAAGATTGCAATGCATTCCAAGACTGCAGATTTGTTGCGGGCGGCCAGGGACGGAAAGGTTTCCCAAACGTCCATAATTGTCGGCGCTGGGTCTTGAGCGGCAACCCAGTCACGAAAGTGTTCCCATTGCGCACCTGCTCCGGGCTTGGGAGGGGCAGTTCCATATTCAAAGAAGTTTCCGTCTTTCTTGCAATAGGTAGAGGCTTGGGCATGGGTGCCTCGCGCAACCTCCAGGTGTGCACGGGACAGTCCTGGTTCTTCTTTAAGACGCGGAAGGCGGGCCTTTGTGCGAAGGCAGCAGTATCCTTGGAGATGGGGGGTTCCAGACTCCCCGGCTTCATATCCGAAGATAAGATAGGAAAGGAACGATTGGTCGCCGTCGGCGCCGATGGACTCACCCAACAGGTGCACATTGACGGACTCTTCATCAGTAGGATTATTTAGTGTGAAGACCCAGCGTTTCGCTTGAGATTGGAGGAGCATGATTTTTATGATCCAGATCCAGAACGGGCTAGGTAATACTGGTCTAGCCCTTTAGTCGTGGCGCATAATTTCGAGGATGGCAGCTTTGGTACGATACGCACCTAGAGTGCTCAGTTTTAGTCGTGCGCGCGGGGCCTCCGGGCTCATGCGTAGTGGACGTAGGATTGCGGCAGTGGGTCGTAAGTACCGGATGTCGTTAGGCTTGGGAGCCGGCGGGTTGGGTCGTGGAAGAAGACCACCAGGACGTCGAACACGTTCCGGAAGGGGTCGTGCGGCCAACAGGCGAGTCGGGGAACGAGTCGGCTCGGGCACGGCCAAGAGAAATGACGAAAAGACCAACGGTAATTTGAATAGTCGGACTCTCTATATACAACCGCTTTTGAATATTCCGAAGGGAGCTGATATCGACCAACGCGAACGCTTGGTGGTTAATTTTCGCGGTGTGAAGTTTTGTCACAGTATGATTCTGCAAAACGGAACGAACACTGCTGACGGAC